CAAGATACAGTTATAGTTAACTTTATCCAAAACAGTTCACCTGAAATTAGTAGACAAGGTAGAATCAATCTGTACTTCGGTATTGAGATATTCGTCACCAACTCTATTAAAACAGACCTTAATAACGCAGCTAGAAATATCTGTTTCATGAAAGGTAAAGCATTTGGTCTAGCAGTAGGCAGAGATATCGAACTCGAATTTGGCAAGAACATCGTAAGACAATCCGTTGACATTGTTGCAACACACAGAGTCAATGCAGTCGTCTTAGATGCAACAGCCTATGTAATTCTTTCAAGTAAAAACGATTAGGCTAATACTTAATCAAAACTCTTTTTTATCTCAGTAAACTTTAAATAGGTGCCGCATTTATAGAATCACATGAATAATAAAATACTAGCATTAGTGGTCCTACTAACAGTAGGAACTACAACATACGCATACGCGGAAGAGTCAGTAGTACAGGTACCATTTCAATCACATGGTCAATCATGTACGTTTGACGAAATCGCAATAGAATATCAGTGTGTTTGGCAAGGCATTAGAGATGTATTCACCATTGAGGACTTGAAAGAATTCAAGGCTGTACTCTCAAACGAGATATATGATCAAGAACTTGCAAGACTTACGGAAGAAGCATTGGCCGAAATTGCAGTAGAACAGGAAAAACTCACACCACTAGAGTTAAAGATTCAAAAACTTGGAGACAAACTCGACAGAGGTGTTGCAAACACAGATGATTCAGTATTATATCATTTACTCAAACAGTTAGACACTTGTACGCAAGGAATGGATAAGACTACAGCAGTTTTCCAAGCACCTCGCGAAATAACAATGTCTTCATTTGATAAATGGACATACAACCATATTGAATACAAAGGTGAAATAGGCTACATAGTTAAAGCCATTGAAGAGTGCAGAGCACAAAACACATTGTTATCTGTAGTAGGTGCAGGTTATCAGAATATGTTAACTGGGGATGACGACTATCAATTCTCCCTACAAGACAAGTTCACATCTGACATACAGGCAGTACCATTTGACAAGTACACAAGTACTACAATGGATATTAACAGATCAGCAATATGTGACAACAACCAATTTGCAGATACACAAAAAGCACAATTCGGTTGTGAAGTTCTGTATGATGGAAAAACTGTAGCAGAAATTGAACGTGAGAACCAGATAAGATTTGGTACTGATGGTAAAATTAACTATCAAAACCAAGTGTTAGATGACTTTACGGATTTCAAAGAAACCTATGGTAACTACCATGCAACAGTAGAGGATAAAAAGGCAGAAGAGTTAATCGCTGAACCAATCGCAAATGCTTGGAAAGCAGACCACAACTTTTACCAAAATCACCTAGAGGACTAACCCTCCCTTTTTACTTTCTTTAGGTGACATTTATATTATATACCACATGGAAGATATGCTGCTTCAACGTATTTTCGACAAACTTGACGTAATGGACATAAAAATATCAGATCTATGCAATAGAATCACAAAACAGGAAGAATATCACAAGGTACAGCAAGAGTTTAGGGACAATACGTCTAATAAGAATAAATGGGGATGGGAGAGAACATTCAGTATTATAGCATGCATAGGCATGATAATAGCCATCTATATATCTGTAGTTTAGGTACTTATATACTACTTTATATCTCTCTTTTTTATGATTCTGAAGATAGATGATAATATGATTGGTAAAATCCAAGTCGTACTTATATCACTCCTGGTCTTTGGCGCAGTTGGATACGTAAGCATAGGTGCTATATCCTATGGATTCGATTCTACTGAGGGCAGGGCATTATGGAGTGATGTAAAACTAATAGTGATAGCAGGCGTATTAGCCTCATTCGCTGTATTAGGTCTAGGCAGAAGAGTAGTATCTAATAAATCGGTTTAGTACCTACTTATATACTAGATAACTCCCTTCTTTTTTATGGTTCAACTAACTATAGCACAGATTAATGTGGAACTCAATTACCTAGAAGAGAACTACCAACGATTGACAATCAAGACTATAGAGTATAATATCGAGAAAAAAAGACTTCTTGATATGAAAGCAAAACTACTCAAGTTAAATGATAAAGAACTGGCAGTCATTGAGACACAGAAAAAGAACTATAAAACATCCACATTGAAGAACAAATTCATAAAGTCAAATGGATCAGCAATTCAAGAGAGTGGAAGATTTATGGTAGACGAGGATTAGCCTCTTTTTTAATTATGGACATAAAATTCACCGGTTTTAAAAATATCGGTTTGTATGAAAGAATGAGATATACTAAGATCATGTACAAGTGGTTGGAAGATCACATATCTCACATTGAGAACGAGTCAACCCGAGAATACACCTTGGCCAGGGTTATGAAATTCAGAGTAAGATTTTTTCCTACGACCATGTATAGTAAAATGTACGGAGAATATAACTGGCGTACGGGAGACACAGGCAGTCTATCGGACCTCATACCTCATGAGAAGGTAGGCCAATTCGAGATAGATCTGTTTATTCTAGACAACAAAGACGACATGCGTATGGCTTCTAATCTGGCAATGATGTCACACGGATTAGGACACGTATTACTGTATTCATATGACCATACCAGACGATCAGTGTTATCAGTCAATGATGCCTCTGGCAATCTTAAAGGCAAGGAACTAAACTGGCATACGGCAGCCGTACACAACAGAACCGAATCCATGGATAAAACAGTTCAGCGTTTGACAGACAAGGAAATAGACAACCAGATATACTATCTACGGACATGGAGAAGATTTGGTTTAAGATGGAGAAGAGTCATGTATCGTATGTATGATTTCAGAGACGATTTAAACTAATTACTTCTTGTAATCGACCAATACATATATCTATCATGGTTTATGGTACCGCTGCTACAGTCGAGACGCTAGTTTATGGAACGGCAAAGGCAGTAACACCGACAGGCGTGACCAGCGCATTGCAGTCTGCAACAGATTTTATTAACTCTAAACTTAATATCAGACTAGAACTTACAGGGGACGATAAACCCATAAAGTTTGAATCAATAGCCAATCAGTTAGCCGCAGGCATGCTACAGGAACAGAGGGATCCTAGGGCAGAGTCACAACGCACTATCATGGGCAAGCAGATGTTAGATGATTTCATGGATCAGACAACTTCAGTAAGAGGCGAATCTTATCACATTAGATTTGTATCACAGGATTGACAGTAACTATCAGACACCTGGTTGGTTCAAGAGAGCCTATGGATGTAACCATAGCAGCACATATACAAGAGAACTGGACTGCTAGTAATACATCATCAATAACACCTACCATAGAACCTTTAACTTACATACCTAGCATGGATGTAGAAGAAGACTTTATGACAAATCCCAATATTATCAAGACATCTATTACAAATACCGAGAGAATGGTAGAGGACGAACCTAACGGTGATTTTTCACACTACTATAGAACAGAAATAGTGATAGATATTTGGGCTGAAACACCCACCATATTGAACCTGTTTCAAGATGAGATAAACAGAATCATATGGGAAATAAGACCTAATGAGAATACAAGGTTAAAGAAATCTGATGGAGTGGATGGTGTTCTAAACGTAGGTACTCAAGATTGTGAGATAGAGTCATTCCAGGACACCGAATTAACATGGGAATACATAGGCACAGATGATGATTCAAATCTAAGAGTAACTTCTCAGGGTATCTTAGAGTGTAATTGGTTTAAACTAAAGACCTAATAATACTTCTTTATATCACTTGTTAACTAAGTATTTACAATGGCAACAGCACATAACATACAATCCAAACGCGATTTTGTTAAGGTCTTGCAATACATAGGAGAAGGAGATACCGTTACAACACCCGCCAATTACGGTGTAGTTAAAACAGGTACATTCACATTACTCCCAGTAGGCAAGGTTACAGACATAAATTTACAGCCGGATATTCAGCACTCTGATACAGACGTATTAGGTAACGAAGATGTTATAGATGCCGTTAAGACTATGGAGAACTATACGTTCAGTATTTCATTTGAAATGACTGATACAACATTAATTAACTACGCCTTTTCACCTTCCGGTGGCGGCACAGGTTCTATTGATGAATCATTGAATATGATGTTTTCTGAATATCTTAATGGTGTTGAGAACTATACAGCAATGTATGGATGCAGACCTACCTCATGCACCGTTAATTTGGACAGAGGAATTTGGACCGCAAACATGACATTTATGTGTAGAGAAATAACATTACCTACGACAGCCAGTCCATATGCATCAGCATCACCGACCTACGCATCTGAGAAATCAGCAGCAACTATTACACACACAGGTAGTGGAGTTGATCCGTTTGACTGGAATTCAGCAGCATTCCCAGAAAGTAAATTTAGTTCTACTGTAACTAGAGGTATGTCAGTACAGGCAATTAACGGCACAGCCCAGATTGTTTATTGCAAAGCATCAACAAGAAGAATCGACTTTTCAGTAGATTGTTTCGTCAAAGCAGTAACATTAGAAACTGATTACTTGGCAAAAACTGAAAGAGTGGCACAATACGTTATCTCTACATCACCAGATAAGGTATTAAAATTTGTTGACTGTGTAATCACATCATACTCTAGACAAAAGACCGCTTCCAATGCAGACGGATTCAGAGAATCTATCACCGCAAGAGCAGGTTCAGTAACTATCGCAGCCGCATAATAGTAGGTGTTTATATACTACTTTTTCTTTTTTATTATCATGATTGAAACAGATTACATTAATGGATCTCTGATAGTAAAGAGAGGCGATAAAATAATAAAGACTTTTATTTTCAAAGACTTTGTATCCGCAAAACAATTTAAACCGGTAAATGATTTACGAAATAAACTAGTAAGATTGGCAAACGGTACGGATACAACTACAACTGATGTGGAAGCCGATAAAATCAATATAGATTTCTATACAAAAACAACTGCAATAGGACTAGAGAACCCAATGTCATTTGATGATGCTTGCGATATTCTGACAGTAGCAGAAATATCTAAATTAAGTGAGGAAATACTCATTTTTTTAGTAAATTGGAGTTCGATCGAAGCGGTGAAGCAATACGCTCAGCAATCGTTGGAGACTACAAAGAACGAAATAAAGCCTTAAATAACTTTCCCGAGATCACTGATTTATTACTTTTAAATAATTATGTGTCAGCAGGGTATGGTTCTATGGCTGATGGTATTAAATTACTAAAAGATAAAGGTCGTGACTATATCAATCAATTACTTCGTGTAAAGGTAATTCAACAAGAAGAAGCAGATGGCTAGTACTATAACATTTGATAGAAACTGGAAACAGATGATTAAGGACATGGAAATGTCAATTCGTAACAGTAATAACTATAAACGTGAATTTATTGATCTATTGGCCCAGGGATTACTAAAAATATGTAAAGATTTATCACCGGTAAAGGATGGACAATTACGAGATTCCTGGCAGATTACAGAGCAGTCAATGAAACAGATTATAATAGAGACAGATATGGTAGATTCTTACGGTAGAATTACTCAAGGTATGCGACCACAAACCATAGTAGCAAAGAACGGTAAGGCAATGCATTATTTTATAGGTAATAAGGAATTCTTTAGACAGAAGGTAGAAATATTAGGTACCCCAAAGAATGAGTTCTTACAAAAAATATTAGATAAAGCAGTTGATAAGGTTATTCACGATCTGGGTATAGCATTAATGGTTAAACATAAGCCATTTTTTAAGAAGAGTTTCTCGCCTACTAAGAGTGACAGAACTGGATCCAAGAGACATATTAACTCTAACTTGTCAAAGGCAGTAGGTTTAACAGGTACTAAACGTAACTCTAGAAGAGGTAGAGGTAGTGGTGTACAGAGAGCCAAGACAGGGCGTAAGTCATTTAAGCGTACTCTGTCAAGACGTAGACGAACAGGTAAATTCATCACAACCAAAGAAGTCAAGATGTAATTACTTCTAAAAGACCTAGTGAGTTATATTATATCATGACGATAAAGTCTAAGATTAGGGTTACAGTAGATATTACAGATGCTAACGGTAAGATTCGACAATTTAAATCTGATTTAACTCAGGCCGGCATGGCAGGAGAGAAGGCAGGTCAGCAAGTACAGCGTGGAATGAGTCAGGCAAGTCAAGGTATTAATGCAGCTAGTAAATCAGCAACCGCAGCATCAGTTAACTTTCAGACTATGGGTATGGGAATGCTCAACTTGTCTACGGCAGGTGTACAAACGTTTACCTCATTATCCAACTTGGACAGAGTTCAGAACAGAGCAGCCGCATCAGCAGTAGGTTATGCAAGAGCACAGGATCTATTGGCACGTAAGACAGAACAGTTGACTAAACTAAAGGAAGCAGGCAACGGAGCCGGAAGAGATGCAGTTCTAATTACTAGAGAGATAGCAACAGCTGAAGCAGATTTAGCAGTAAAAGAAGATAAATTAAAGATAGAAAAAGCCGCAGTTACGGATGTGTATATGTTATTTGCAGCAAACCTTATGAACGTAGGTGTATCTTCATTAATGATTTACAAGACCATGATGGATGGAACAACAATATCAACTGTGGCAAATAAAATATCAACTATTGCAAATACTGGAGCACTAAAAGTAAGAAATTTAGAATTAAAATTAAGTAATTACTCATTATTAAGTAATGCAGCAATGCATAGAATTAATACAGCCGCTATGAATATAGGTATTAAAACAACATATTCAGCAGTAGTAGCAACTAAAGCATTACAGTTGGCACTTGGTCCAGTAGGATGGATCATATTAGGTATATCTACTGCATTACAAGCATATGAAACTAACTTTTATGGATTCAAAGATGGTATAAACGGATTCCTAGGTATTCAAGAAGACTTTAACGAAGGATTAGGAGAGAGTAAAGAGGGTATGGATGAGTTAGGTGAATCAACTTCTAATATGAGGGGAAAGTTTGACAAACTACCTGAGACATGGACACAGGCTAGAACTGCTCTAAATAAATATAGAAATGATTTAATACAGGCTAAAAACGATCAAGATTTAATGTCTGATGCAACTGAAAGATTAAACAGTAATATAGCAATATCTCTGTCGGGTTTTAACGGGGCGTCTGGCCCTAAAACTGAACAACAAAAGAATGGTTTATTTGGTATACTAGAAAGAATAAGTAAATTACAACTTGTAGGTAATCAGGCTTATGCACAAGTACCAGAACCTAAGACATCTTTAGAGGTACAAAAAGAATTTGATCTTATACCTATTGCAAACTTTGTTAGGACTTCATATGGAATACCTATAGTGACAGGAATTAGTAACGAGGAAACTGCAACATTATTTGAGGATGCAAGAATGAGATTAGAGGTAGGTGCATATAGAGGTAATGATAAATATAATGGTTTAAACGGAACTGATTCTATAATGTATCCTAAATATTCAGATGAATGGTATAAAGAAAAAGAAAATAAAGATAGAATAAAGAAATTAGCAGAGTTTGGGGTATATTCAATGATTGGTAGTAATATAGTATATGGTGGAACACCGGTAGATAATTTTGATACATTCAGAGGTGGCGAATATTTAATATCAAATAAAGAAGATAAAAAGTTCTCTGAAATATTAGGTAAAAGAATATCTATTTATGAAGCAAACAATATTTATAAACGAGCACAAGCAGGGGATAAAACATTAACAAAGAAAGAGAGAGATGTAGCAAAGGCGTTCAGTTTGGATCTAGGTATAATAGATAAAGATCAAGGTAAAAGTGAATCATCAAGACTTATGAAATTAGACAATCGTGAGTTTATAAAGCAGGCATTGTTTGTAGACATAGGTGCAGTTGCAAACGTCATACCTAGAACAGAGGCATTGAGGTTGGCAGTTATGCAAAAGACCATGACAAAACAGTTTACCAATACTACAGGCGGTAGGTCAGCAGGTGTCGCAAGAACTCTTGCAGAGAATGGTGGTATGTCACCGGGTACTATGAATTGGATTAACAATTTACCAACAAGACAAGCACAAGAGAAAGCATATAATATTGCATTAGGTAACGGTACAATATCCGCTACTGATGCATATCAGATAGAAAGAAACGCAGACGGCTCAAGTCCTATAAGAGCATCAGATGCTTTATATGCCGCAAACAGAAAAGCAGATATGATGGCAAACACCGGACTGGGTAACAGAATTATATCAGCAGGCAACGTGTTTGGTATGACTCAACAACTGGGTATGGGATACAGTTCTGCCATACGTCCACCTCAACATTGGGAAACATACGGCAGCATACAGTCATCCGCAAAGACATTCGGATCAGACGACATAGCAAACCAGCAAATGGCAGCCGCAAAACAAGAACTTGACACAAACCTTGCAAGTGGAAGACCGGGCGGAATTGAACATTTCATTAATCATTATTATGAACGTATGATGGACATAGCCGCAGGAAGCAACGCAAGAGCGGCAGCTACAATAGCATCAATAGGAATTAATTTTAATCCTAATTCAAAGGCAGGAGAATGGAGAGTCGCATACAATCACAAGGGACAGTCTCTATGGGGTCCCGGACAGGACGGCAAGACATGGTTTTCAACACAAATATCTGTAGCAGAGCAAATACGATTGAATATAATGGCATCGTCTGGTATATCAATTCCGTCAGCGTCCAGACTGCGAGCAATATCACAATCATTTGCTGTTAACGGAAATTTCAGTAACTTTAATAATACCGCGATAACTCAAGAGGCTATGGGTACTCTGGGAATGACAGAGCAAAAGGTGTTTGATATCAGATTCGAGTCAACCAGAGGTGACAGGGAACTTGAAAACAGAATGAGACACATAGAACAGCAGGCAGCGGCATCATCAGGGACGTCACCGCTATGACACTGACTCCCAGTTTTAATCCAACTGAATCCGCACCTGAGATATACATATATGACTATGACGGTAGCATTGCTTATACCTATACGACGTCCAAGACACAGTCATCCCCAGTACAAAACTTTAGACTGACTGATTTACAGTTTACAATACAGGCAAACGGATCTTACGGTCATGCCACTCTAATGTTGGAAGATAATGCAGGCGTACTGTTAGATACATCAGCACGTAAGAAATGCTTGATCAAGAGAGAATATGACATACAGATATACTTAGGTAAGAATAACGCAGGTAGAGCCAGATGGTTCTATGGTAAAGTTAAATCAACTGTTATATTAAGACCGGGGACCGCATCACAAAGAATACAATTAAACTGTGTTGGCTGGGGTGAGGTACTAAAAGCAAAGATTACTACTATCAAACGAAATCAGGCCAAGACATCAAACGGTATAGATCTAGATGCAACTGACACGTCAACCAAGGTATATGAGTTAATTGATGACATGTTCTCTGACACAGATCACATGTTTGACAATAACATAACACCAATATCCACGTTCACACATACCACGGGTGCAGAGGGAATATGTACTGAATGTACTGACATATCGTTAGCAAACATTAACGAGTTGGGCAATACCTATGCAGGTTTCATATCCAGAGTCGTAGGTACTGCCAACGCGGACTGGCACATAAACGCAGACAGAAGAATAGTGGTAAGAGATCCGATCAATCACGATTCTGGTTTCCTGATAACCAATAACCTAGCAGGGATAGACGCACAGAACTGGGACTCTGGAAAGATAATGTATATCAAGGATTCACCTATAGCATGGGACGACTCGTCTTACGATACAATGTATTCATGGATTCACGCCTACGGACATTTCGCACCTTCTTTGGGAGTCAAGGAAGAATCTACACCTAACGCCTCTGACAACGTGGATGACGAGTACATATCCGTGCCGTTTACCCCCCTAGTAGACAACGTTTTCAAGCTGGCTTTCAGAATGACCAAGACCGGGACACCTGCTACAAACGCCACCATTGAGATCAGGGGAGATGACGGAACAGGTAAGCCTAACAACAACGATATCAGACGTACCATAGTTATCACCAAGGAGATTCTGCAAGCCCTTGGAACCACCACACCTGCACCGTGGTTTGAAGTTCCCGTATCACCAAAACTAGAGGTTAAACCTGGAGACAAATTACATATAGTATTTCCTAAATATGGAACTGCCTCTCATACATATAACGTTAACTATAAATCTGGATCTGGTACTTATCACGTTTCATCAGACGGTATCACTTGGTCTGCTGCTACAGGACTACTCAACTTTAGAGTCTATGATGCCAAGAGATTGCATACGTCAGTAGAGAATACAAATTTATCTAAGATCCTTACAGAACAGCGTGAGAAATTACTACCGATCAGGGCAGATCTTGAGGAGCAGACAGTCAGACAGGCCTTACTCATAGCAGGCGAGACTCTGGGAAGAGAGAGAAGGGTATATGAGGATGTCATAGCAACCATGCCTGAGGACCGAATACCTCTATCATCATACATTAGATTACAAGATCTTCAAACTGGATTGGATATTAAAGCCACAATCGTATCTTACTCAGTAGAAATGCACGCAGGTGACTCGGAGACTAACATAGGTGCCACCTCTATTAAACTTACTTTAGACGACATACACGCAATATAGGTATCTGATTAAACATGTCATATCTAAACGATTACATAAAACCAACTGATTACGGAGCAGTACGTAAGGACATTAACCGTATTCTATCTCTCATACACGATATAACAGCACAGGAGCCAGAGGATGAGGGTTTACAAGAGCGTATATGTATTTCATCCAACGTCAAACTAAGAACAACATCTGTGGTATTCGGAGCCGCCAATCTATTAGGACTTACTTATAAAGATAGATTTTCTTCTGTATTCAGAAAAGTGATACCTAACAATGTTTATACGTATGATTTAACTCACACTACCACAGGTTCTTTAACATTTACATCTAATGACACAAAGTTTGGTGGTGCAGGTACGTTTGACGGATCATCTTATATTACTATTACGGATCATGCTAGAATGGATACCTCTTATGTCTCTCTAGGTGGATGGTTCTATCTGCCTGCTACGGATGCTGGTGACACATTAGCACAGAATCTTATTGGAAAAGGTACCTCATTTCAACTAACAGTAGATCCTCACGCAACTGCGGCTAATCAGATAAGAGCCATAGCATATGATCCTGCAGATTCCGATTTCTTAACTGAGGCAGGTATTACGGTGACAACAGAGGACTCAACTACATTAGAATTTTCAGCAGAATCAGGTGCTTCGGTAACAGGTACATTTATTCCGGATGCTTGGAATCACATTATAATGACTAGAGGTGCTGTTAATCTCAAATTATATATAAATAACGTACTCGTATCTACAGATACTTCAATGGATGCTATTATGGCAACAAATAATAGTGATCTTATTATTGGTTGATTATTAACATTTAATTACTTCTTGTAATGTCATATGTCTCATATTTAATATGGTTAAGATAACTGCACTAACTGATTTACCTACTCCTGTAGCCGCAGATCTGGTGGCAATAGTAGATGACGTAGCAGTTACCGCTACAACTAAAAAGGCTACCCTAGATAATATATTAGCAGTTTATGATACTCAGACCGCAACTATGACTAATAAGACTTTAACTTCTCCTGTATTAACAACACCTAATTTAGGCACACCTTCCGCCCTAGTTCTAACTTCCGCAACTGGATTACCATTAGCAGGTATTTTACCAGCCGCTAAAACAGAATCAATATCAATCGCTTTAGGTGACGAGGAAACTGTATTGTCAGCCGCATCTACATCAGTCCCAGTTGCAACATTTCACATGCCTTACGCATTTACTCTAACTGATGTCAAAGTAGGTTGCACTGTAGCAGGTACAGGAGCCGCATTATTAACAGTAGATGTTCACGAAGCAGGTACTACTGTATTATCTACCAAAGTAACTGTAGACGCAACAGAGAAAACATCTGGAACAGCCACAACTGCCGCAGTAATATCAGATTCCGCATTAGCAGTAGATTCACTAATTGAAATCTTTGTTGATGTAATAGATACAGATAATGTAGCCGCTGGTGTAAAGGTCTATTTAATAGGGTATCAAACTTAGAGGTAATATTATGGTTAACTTAAATAATCCAATAGGAATTAAATCATTAGAGCCTAGTAAGGCACCATTCATTATGAATCCGTTTAGATTTGGTAGTGCACCAATAGTGGCAGAAGGTGCAACATTCTCACAATCAGGTGGATATGATTATTATGCATGGACAAGTAGCGGAACTTTAGCAATTAATGATATAGCAATAGAGGTTTTAATTGTTGGCGGTGGAGGTCTTGGTCGTCGTGCAGGTGGAGGTGGAGGTGGAGTGGTTTTTCTTAATTCACATACACCCCCAGTTGGAGTTAATAATGTAACCGTTGGTACTCAAGGAGTAAACAGTGTTTATAGATTAAGTACTGCTGGTTATGGTGGTAAAGGTGGTCTAAGTTATGGTGAAGCTGGACAAGCAGGTGGTAGTACTGGAGGTGGAAATGGTGGAGGTGGTAGTAGTGAAAATAAAAATGCTGGCGGAGGTGGAAATGGTGGTGGAGATCTTGGAGGATTATCGGGTACTGTATATGGTGGTTTTAATGGTGGAAATGGTTATAATAATGGACAGTATTCAGCAAGACAGTATTCAAATGGAGCAGGTGGCGGAGCAACAGCCGCAGCGGCACACGCTAATCATACTTGTAACTATAGTTCATGTGGAGTTGCAAGAGATGGTGGAGCAGGAAAATATATATCACAATTCTCACAGTTTGGCGAAAATGGATATTTTGGTGGAGGCGGTGGAGGTAGATCAAGTGGTAGTGATGGTGTCGGAGGAATTGGAGGTGGAGGTGATGGTGACAGTAATATGAATGCTGTGGCAAATACTGGCGGTGGAGGCGGAGGCGGTGCAGATAATGGCGGTTCTGGTGGAACTGGAATTATAATAATAAGATTTCCAACACCTTCTTAATTAAATTTCAAATAAAAATAATATGTTTGGAAGAAAAATAGATGATAGTAATGAATAAACTTCTATTAGATGTGAATGTATAATAAATTATAATGTCTAGAGTAAAAGCAGGTACCCGCATGAGCCATATAACTGTGATATCAAGAGAGGTAGATACTGATTGGATTGATAACAATTTTAATGGTATTTTGATTACTAGAGATTTAAATGAATCAGATATACAGACTGAGGATACATTAGACTTACAAACTGAATTAAATACTACAATAACAACTGACGAGGCTCCAACTGACATAGAGATAACATCAATAGGATTTGTGGCTGACGAGTCTGAGAGTTCAAACTCTACTACAGGACAGTTCTTACCTTAGTTATACATAATATTACTTCTTATTGTTATTATGTGAGATTATTTAATATGGAACAATCAGAATCCAACTTATTTGTAAACTTGTTAGACTATGTAGGTCAACGTAAAATTATACAAGATCAAGCAAAAGACTTGTCACATCATATTAAAATGTCTAAAGATTCGTGGTCATTCACATCATACCATGCCGGATCAATTACTTTTAACCCGTCCCATATAGTTGAGGAGAACGAAAAACTGATTGCTGAAAATCTTAACGATTTGGTCAACGGGTTAAATACTACTACTAGACCAAAGAAATTTGAGTCATTAAACAATGTCATATTATTACAGGGAATCAAGGAATCCATAGACAGGGATATTGGTGCTGTATCAACATCACTTAATTGGAATTCTTTAGGTTCTTCATCAACCGCAGAAGCGGAATCACAGACTGACTTACAAACAGAGTTCACAGATACCGCTTACGCAAGAAAAGTATTCTCAACTGCTGGTAGTAGAACTAGAACAAACCAGACTATGAAACTAGGTATGTTGTGGACATCCGCATCCTTTGATGCCGTACCTGTTACTATAAAAGAATCCGGAGTACACTGGCACTTGACAGATGCATCTAAATGTCACGCAAGAGTTGTATCAACTGACTTTGTACTAGACGCAGGTGATTTGTTTGTTGTACAGATAAACGAACTACAGGAGAATGGAACCCTGTGACCGTTGGATTATGCAGTCAATGTTTTAAATCTAACACTGTCATAGAAATATGCTTTGAATGCGCTTTAACCGTATGCAAAGACTGTAAAACTCACTGCTGTTAGACAGGTATCTTCTTGTGTCTTGACTTGGTTCGCAACCTGGAGGAACAGCACGGACACTTGTTAATTATCTTTAGATACCATATGTCGTCACCTATGTCAGAGCAGGTGGTACAACGAGATGCTGACATGTAAGCGGTCGCTGGATTGAGGTGCTGCATGCCGCGTTTGACACAGTCTCGTCTGCACTGATCACGACATGAGAAGGTCATTGAGAATGGTCCAGGTTACATTTTTTACGATTGCCTTTGGAACCGTTGCATCCGGAACATAGAATTTGTAAATTTTCTAACGAGAGTGAACCGTTAAGTAATTTTTTATAGTAAGTTGTAGCAGGCAATCGTTTCTGTTTGGTAGTACTTACAGGTATTATGTGATCAAAGTTCAGATTCCACCACTCCGTGACACCGCAGCACACGCACTTGCCGCCTAGCAGATTGACCAGAATGATCTTTCTCTCTGACAGTCTTTTCATGTCATACGCGGTCTTGCCTGTCTTGTATTTCTTGTTGGATCTGTAGCGAGTATTGTATCTCTTCTGATATGCGGCTTTCTCTTCCTTAGTACGCGTCATCAGTCCAACCTCGACATCTTATTGGACGCATAGTGCGGGTACAGGTCTGGTATCAAAGCATGCATAAACAAGGCCATGCTCATTAGCATTGCACGTTTAAAATGTCTGACGTATGATATGTCGTGTTCTCTAAGATGTTTAATCACACAGGAAAATAGTTTTAGTAGTATTTAAAAGTTGCGGTCAAACCATACTCCGGAATCATCACACTGTCTGAACTGAATTCCCGGAAATTTATTGTAAGCGTGTATGACTGTGAACTGTTCTGGCAGTATTCTTAACACGGCCGAGTGATATTTCTTTTCCCACTGTATAAACTCATAGTCCTCGGTAGGTGCGATGGCATACTCACACAGTTCCAGGTTCTCTTTTGGCGACAGGTATGCACGATTCTTGTTAGACTTTAGACACTTGGCCTGTATGCCCAGCTTGACGTCTCCCTTGTATGCAAGCAGATCAAACATTCCCTTGGAAGCGTAAGCACGCTTGACCAGCCATCCTCTGTCAGTCAGATAGTCTCTTACTTCGTATTCAAACTGTCTGCCTATGTTGTATCCTTTGCCTACCATAGCCAGTCTTGTGATGCCCAGTTAATGTATTTAATTATAGTATGTTCTCTGTCATCTGACATGTCCTCTCTTTTCATTGCAACGTGCAACGACTCGTGCACTATCGTGTCTATCAGGTCCGCTTCCGTGTCATGTGCGGACAGATTAACCCATGCGTCAGTAGTGTCTGAATACATCTCGCCTTTGGTATGTTCTTGATAGTTGCGCATCCTGAACAGGACGGTATATTCCTCCTCTCTTCTGTTACAGTCAGAACAATTATGGAACAACTTTGTCATATTAGTTATATTCCTTGCTTACCTTTAGTAAGTTTTAAGAATTCCGTGACTAGTTCGTCTCTTTTACGAACCATCGCCTTGACTATCTCGCCACCTTTTTCATATTCCTTGAGAACATGATTGTATTTTTTTGCTGTTTTGGCCAACTTTGGTTCCAGACGCCTCATTTGTTTTTGAACTGACTTGATATCCTTTTCCAGTTTGTTGATATTACGAGCATGAATAAAGCCCACCGAAGAAGAGCCTGCCTTATCCATACTCTTGTATCAAAGAAGTAATATATAAAGAGGTAGGTTGGATAAACTACTCTCTTAACTTATCCATTGTGGAAGCGTCGACTACCTTGACATCCATCTTGTTAGTGATAAAGAATGTCCAGTCATCAGGGAAATATATCTCCGACAGCCTTTGCTTCAGACCGTCCTTCATCTCGTCATCCCATGATTTAGGTACCGAGATTATTATGTTCTCAGTCATTGAAGATCTCCCAGTCTCATAGTCTTTACCTCTTTGGCTTCCTTCTCTTTTGACGTGGCAAATCCGCATGACTTTAAGGACTTTGTGAATATGTCCAGGGCAATCTTTACGTGTTCACCTGTTATGATGTCAGTTCTGTGCATCCTGGCAACCGAGTAGGCTATCATGACGACATCGTTGCGGGCTCTGTTAGTTAGCGGGGATTCTTTTTCATCACCGTTGTCTCTCTGCCACTCCTGCATTGCCCTGTACTGTTCCTTGAACACCTGAGTGCCTTCCGGTGACATTACGGGATCGTATCGCTGTGCATCTGCTATCCATATTCTCATCTCCTGTTTGGTCAGCATGTTGTTGTCTTTTATGTAGTCGGCCAGTCCGTTTGGAGCATTGATCAGTCCTTCTGAATCCAGCATGGCCTCGTTCTCTTCCAGCGTATTGTTGGTTAGCACGAAGATTAGCCCGAATCTGTCCAGCATTGTCGGTGCCAGGTTGGTGTTATCCTGTAGGGATTTGCTGGGATTCCATATGGATTTGACTGGGTTGCATGCCGCTATCAGTCTGACTCTGCACGGGTATGGGGTGTTGAATCCGTTCTTGTCGTAACGTGCTATGCCGTCTGTAAGAGGAGTGTGCAGTATTTCAGAGTCTATCTGAGACATCTTTTCAAACTCATCCATGGTTATGAACGAATCGTTTGCCCTTACTATCGGTCCTATTGTCAGCTCTTTCTTACCTGAACCGTTGTCCTGTTGACCCAGCAGCAGACCTGCCTTGGATGCGGATGGCGATGATATGGAATGTCCTGTGCGGCTCAATGATATTGCGGAGTTAAGCATCTCAGACTTTCCGGTACCCGCGTTTCCTATCAGCAATGTGTGCAGTTCTCGTCTGCCTGACTCGTTTCTCTTGCCTGACAGTATGCTTGACAGGATGGCAAACTTTTCATTGTACCTGAACAGTATCTTTGGTGCTATTGATTCCACTATCTTTTCAATGCCTATGCTCTGAAACTTTGCCTCCAGCTCCAGAGTTGGTGCAGGTATTATTTCTGACTCTAGTATCTGCATGTCTATTACCTCAAGTGAGAACTTCATTACCTTCTTCTCGTCTATGACGGAACGAACTATGTAGGTCATCTTGTACTCCGAGCCCGGCTGAACTATGCAGATGTTGGGCGAGTACAGAATGGCCTCAAAGTCAATGGGCGTGTTTGAATCCTCGGACGTGGCCTGCTGTATTCTAATGAACTGTACGTCAGCGTCCACGCTTACATCCTTGTCATGTATCAGTATGTTAAAGTCGTTGTCACAAGTACAGGAGCCTGCCACCTTTGGTGCTCCCAACTCACGGTACTCGTCGGCCACATACGTAACAGGTTTTACATTGCATCCGGCCGCACACTCGTAGGTTCTTTGCAACTCGTAAGGTATATGGTTTGATATGCCCACCACTATGACGTTGGATTCCATTGTTCTGTGCACGTATCTAGCGTTGATTTGATTAAGTTTTATCTTCTCGCCTATCTTTGATCTTAGCTCACCGTTTCTTTTAATGTTATACACGTTTTGCGGATGATCCTTTCTGCACTCCACTATGCCTACCTTGTCATACGTGGCATTATGATGAGTACATCTGAAAAGATTCTTTTGATATGATTCCCCCGTTGCCGTATCTATCGTAACAGGTATGACAAACTCTGCCTCTTTCTCCGCGTCTTTGAGTTCGAAATATGTAGGCTCGTCATTCATACGTATTTTAAACTGTGACATTGCTATTGCCAATACGTCTGACTCTGACTTTCCTTCCGGAAACTTTGAGTTAAAAAACAAGGCCTTCATCTTATAGTCCTCTAATGTTATGGATGTCTGAGGTACGTGCGCAAAGTATCTCTGCAACTCCCTGATTAAGGAGCCGCCTCTGTTGGTCCCTACGCCCATCTCTTCCAAAGGTATGTCATCCAGGGAACTAAGACTGCTTGTCTTGCCCAATATCTTGTCAAGTGACTCTTCTATGTATTGAGAATTTGGTATATACCCCACCTTGTCGGTACCAACTATGTCTATCATGGAGCCGTCCTTATGTATTCCACCGGAACAGTATAGAATGTTCTTACCCATGGACTTTACCTCGATCAGTTCCTTGTTCTTTGGGTTGATGGCCCTGTTCTTAAGAGGCTTGTCGGTGTATGACAGTATGTGACACTTTTGCTTGTTATCGTGCTGTTCTACCAAAGTTTTACTTGCGGTTATGTCTACGCTGGTAGAGCACATGGCATTGGTACCGTCCAGATTGTCACAGTCTATGGCGTTCAGCCACTTACCTCGGTGTTCTTCATTGTGGAATACCTCACCGCATATTATGGCCATGCCGTCCTTGAACATACCTTTTTCAATCCATTCGTTGTGCAGTTCCAGACTGATTGGCGCTGCCTGGAATTCTTTCCACGTAACTAGCGGTTTTTTATTTCTTGTATTGGCTGGTATAACGTTGACACCCACTTCTAGACGCCAAAAGTTAGCCCATTCATTAGAGTTCTTCATGTGTTATATTATAATGACTTGTATTTAAATGTTTAACTTGCAAAGTCGATAGCTGGTTTTTCTTTCCTGGGTTCCACACTATCTTTATGACTGTAAAACTGTGTGTGGTACCGAGAAGAGAATAAAATATTATGACAAAAAGATTTAAATACAGGATGCTACACTGACAATACATGATGAAATTTCCTAAAAAAGAAGAAGGACTTGAACATGTACACGTAGACGGCTCGATTTTAGTTTGTCGTCCTACAGGTAAAACATGGCAAGGAAAGCCTACACTCGCATGGTATCACAAGTCAAACGGTGAACAGGCAATGCGTTCAGTCAACGGAGTAGTATCATACATTCCATCCACAGCACCGGCAGCAAACGTCGAGAAAGGAGCAACCGCCCTGTCAGACATAGAGTCCGTACAGGTATCATCCACATCGGCAAAAGAGTTTGAAGGTGCAGTAAAGTTAGAGGCAGAGGTATTTGAAATGGCCTGGGGTATAGCACAAAAACGTTACCCACAAATGAACGTACAACTAGATGTCTTTGGAATGATTGTCAACTCAATCGTTATGAGACTGTTCGAAGCACGAAGGATCAGATAGGTATATTCACGCAGTAGGTGTTTATATACTACTTCCTTTTATTCTTTATTATGAGTCACGATTCGGATGAAATTGATTCCGATTCAATCAGTGACGCAAATCTATTTAAAATAACATCAGAATTACAGAAACGTATGAGGGCAATGGCCAACACGGGACCTGCAAAAGAAATACGTATTCGCAACGATCCCAACACGCTAAAGGACTCAAAGTGGGGATGCAGCATGGCAGCGGAGTTGTCAAAGTTGTCAATAAAACTGGAACAGGAACACGAGGAATCACACAACCATGCATTTTGTGACAAGGCTACCAAGGCAATAAGAATGACACGTGACAGAAGATTTACCACCACATATTCAAGATACCAGGCCATAGTAATACAGGCAGAGTTTACCAGATCACTTGCATCACTGGCGGCAGACGAGGTAGAGGTGCTAAACAGATGGGCAGTGTATGACAACGAGAAACAATGCAGGGAATGCATCGACATGATGTCATGCAGGGCAGAGAAATGCACGCACGGATGCCATCAGTTCAGAAAAGAGATGACAACCAAGGGAATAGGCTGGGCCCAAAGAGAGAACGAGGAACTGGCCGCTTTGACAAGACACCTGGCCGCATTGAACTCAGACACGGACAACCTGTGTGACTTTATCAAGGTAATCATATACAATCGGCATCTCAAGATGAACCAGGCAGACAAGAAGAACATCATGGCCAAGCACATCAACATAGACAAGTGCGACTCCTGCATATACTATACCTCAGAGAATCCAAAGTGGTTTTCAGAACATCTAGAGTGAACAAGGAATAAATATTTATATAACAGTATCGATAACAGTTGTCATGAAATCATATAAACCTGACACATCTCTACACGCCATTAAAAAAAGCGGAGTAGTAGGTACTAAATTAAAAAGAAACATAGATACAGAGGAAGACAAAGAGAGAAGAGACTTTATCAATTCACGCAGACTAAAGCCGATGGACGGCAGATACAAGATAGGCATGTGCGCATACGGGTCATGCAGAGAGGAATTCTATCTGAAGGGAGACTCTGGCTGCGGGTCCCGAAAATATTGCAGACCTCATTCCGAGACGGTAAATCTTGCAAGACAAAAAAAATACAGGGCCGAGAACAAGTGGCTCATAAAGGCAAGAAACAAGAAATGGAAGAGTCAAAGACCGGGCTATGCGGCAGAACGGTACCAGAAGAACAAGGAAGAGATAAAGGCAAAGGCAAAGACATACCGTGAGAACAACAGAGAACTGATAAGGGCACGCAGGATTGCCAAGGAGCAAAGCAATGGGTAAGCTGGCTGATCTTTGGAAGCTATTAGGCAATACGAGGGACGAAGAGGCCAGGGAAGAGATACGCAACAAGATAAACGGCATTGAAAAGTGGTGCATAGACAACAAGTTTGGCGGATTTACGGAGGTAACGGACTTTACCAGGCCGAAGAAGACAGCCAAACATGGACCGTTCACATATTATACGGTGTGTGGAAACTTTATGATACCGTTGAGTCAGTTCTGTTCAAAATGTGGCCTTGATACCCAGGGTATTTTGATGACTAATCACGGGTTGATTTATATAGAGGTCAAGTCTTAGGTAATCATAATGAACATAGTAAAACAAAACGACAAACTAAACACGCTGCTAAGCACTGTATATGATTTGGCAGATAAAATGTGTGACATAGAAGACAACGACCTTAATAATTTAATTGGTGACGTTGTAGAGCAGACTGAAGGACTTGTAGACAACAATGATACAATGTTGGGAGACTTGAAATAATGTCTCTCATGTTAGGCGATCAAGAAAATGACATAATTGAATCATGCATCAGACAGTATGACGTGATAGTGGACCTGCTGGAGATGGAAGGACTGGCCTCTTTCCAGGAATCACTCTGCGTAATGGAGTACATAGTCGGAGATAAATAGAGGGGGGGGTGTAGCCAGAATAACACTTTTTTTTGGCAATGACACAATGACATCGTGAGGGACCAAAATAAAAAAAAATTTCCACCTACGGGTACAGTATAGCGATTTTTCTCGGATTTTTTATGGTATATAAGGTTTACTCATACTTAAGTGTTTTTTAGTCAACTAAATTTAGCTCTATGGTCAAACTTTGTTCACTCTTTTTTCTCATAGTGCAGACTTAGGTTTTTTCAAGTAAAAATAATATGCAAAATTGGCATATTAGATATTTGATAAATTAACTTAACATTATCAACGGTTTTAGTGTAACTTAATTCACTCTACCATTGATATTAAATCTTATACCACGTTTACCCGTATGTTTTGGGGGTAAATGGTCTTATAGTATATTGTTTTAATGATAATATGCAAAAAGCAATATCAAAACATACTAAAAATTATATTAAATATGTAGGTGTAGAACTAGAAGGATATTGGCATGACGGACATGACGATTTAAAACATGACGGAAGTGTGCATTTTGAAGATGTCTATAATGAAGAATGTGACGGATGTTGCAGAGATAATTGCGAATGCTATTCATATTGCGAATGCTCGATTTGTCAAGCGTGTGAAATATGCGATAATATAACCAATGAATGCAAGTGTGACGAATGCTTAATTTGTTCTGACTGTAATAATCATTTTGAATCATGTGAATGCACTATTGAATCTATATGTAAAAAAGAAACTTGTACGGATAATGATGTTTGTAATGAATGCATGGATAATTTCCAAGAATTACAAAACTTAGATTATAGTTGTGATGATTCAGGCACTAGTTATAATAATTGTGAGATGGATTGCTCATGTTCTTGCGAATGCGAATGCGAATGTGATAACAGCGTAGTAGGCGAAGTATCTAGCCACAAACTAAAAATAAATGAAGTTGAAAAATGGATTTTAGACAACTATCCTAATGATGTTAATAGTTCAACGGGTTTACATATTCACCTAAGTTTTAAAAATGACAAACAAGATTATAGCGTTATAGCCACTGAAGAATTTTATGAGCATTTTATCAATGAATTAAAACTATGGGCTAAAGAAAGAAATATCAATAAAGATTCACGATTTATTAAAAGGCTTAATGGCGTGGAATATGCCAAAAGATTATTTTTAGCTGAAGAACAAATTAACGGGAATAACGAAAGATATACCCAAATAAATTACTGTTATCATAAGTTTAACGGCACTGTTGAAATTAGAGTTGGAAATATGTTTAACGATAAAACTATTTCAGTAGAATATGTACAAAGGGTTATAAGAATATTTAACGAATATTTATCTAGAGTTAAACCAATAGTTTATAGATTAGATGAAGTTTTCGAATGCAGCAATAACAAAAAGTTTGACTTGAAACTTAGAATAAAACAGCAAAAAGACGGATTAATGATATATGCAAAATCCGCACAATTCGAGAATAATTTTAAACATTATAATTCATTTACTAGATGTATTAATAGTGACGCATTATTAGAACTTGATGAATTAAATGACGGGGTTAAGCCTAATATCTCATTCTTACGCCTAAAGGGTTTACAACATGGCAGCAAACTATTTATCAAAGGGCTTTATACTAAAAACATGGTTTATAATTACCTTGACAGACTGCATGACACATTGACTTATGATGTGAGAATATTGGATAATGATTTAGGAGAGTTTAAAGAATAATGTGCGTTATATCCATAATTGAGAATGAGAATCAAATCCCTAGTTACAAGATGTCTAAAAAGATGTTTACCCATAACCCTCATGGAAGCGGATTAATGGTATATGATGAATTGAAAAAACATATTTATGTGAAAAAAGGAATGGATTTAAAGCAAATTAACAAGATGACATTAAAACAAAAGGCTAAAGGTAATTTAAACATGATTCAGCATTATAGAATTGCTTCAGTAGGTTCACACGATAATAAACTGTTAAATCAAGGTTTTGCAATAGGCAATAACATTAAAAATAAATTAGAATTTACAACAAATAATGACGTTTTGGCACATAATGGCACGATTGACATGGATATATTAAACGACATGGCAACAAACATAATGATTAAAAACCCTAATGCTGTTTATCCCAGTGGAGAATTATCAGATACTTTGTTATTATCTTGGATTTTGTACTTTGTAGATTATTCCGTTTTGAATATGTTTACTAGTGATAACAGATTTACCATAATGAATGGAAAAACTGGAAAAATAACGAAATACGGTAATTGGAATAACGTAAAAGACAAAAAGCATAATCTGATAACGTCTAATAATTACTTTGATGATTCAATATTATATGATAATGTTACTTATCTTGATGATTTTAATGATAGTTACATGGGTGACTACTTGACAAAAGATGAAGATAAAGAGTTAAAAAGACTTTATAAGAAATATAACAATATGTTTGACAGTGAAAAAGACATTATAGAACAATACCTTAGCTACGGTATGTCTGTATATGACATTGAAGAACAAATAAAATCTGAAGATGTCTATGGTGGTTATGTATAAAATGACACAAAAATGTAAAAAATGCGGGGGTATTATGTATATTAACCAAATAAGTGATGATGAATTTGAGGCGGAGTGTGATTCATGCGGGTATTTGATAAATTGAGTGAAATTAATTGTATTAATAAATGTGGCAATTTAACCCTATACGGTTATGATGTTTGTGAAGAATGTTTAAACGTGGAGTTAGATTCAAGATGATTATACATAAGATAATACTATCTAAAGAAGATGATGAAGGAAATATAACGTATTATACCACTAATTCAGATTATGACCATTCTTTATTATGTGATTTAATAGATGATGATGATTTAAATGAAATAAACACTAATGAGGTATTAGATAAATGAATAAACCAAATTACAAAAAAGCATATTTTATTTTAACTGAATATTTTGATTCTATCCCAGATGAATTAAAAGCCCAAGTAGATAAAGAATTAAAGGAATGTGGATTATAATATGATTTGTAATAATTGTGACAAATTCACGTTAAACCATAATCTAACATTTAGCATAAACGAAGGATTCTTATGTAGGATATGCGAAAATAAAAGAGGTAATAAATAATGTTAAGCGATAAATATAAAGAAGAAATGGAACAATTAAGGCTAAAAATTGGAAATAGATTAACACCTAAACAAGTAAAAGAGTATAGAGATAATATCAAACAAACAAAAAAGAATAATAATGATTATAATAATATGATTGATTTAATAGAGAATGTGGATTATGATAATTAACGCTTTAACTCATGGCATAATGCTAGTGTCCTTTAGTTGTGTCATATCATTAGGCATTGTATGCTTCATTGAAGAATTAAGACAAATCATCAAAGATAATAGGGGGGGGTATTAGCAGAATGATGACTTTAAACAATAACTGTATTATGAGTTTATTAAAATCACGAAAAAAAAAAATTTTTGACATGGCAGTAAACAATAAAAATAATTTAAGAGATTTGACCAGCATTTCCAGTCCAGTCGTTTTATATACTAAATTCGCCTTTTATACCCCTTATGTGAAAATAGATTCACTAAGTAGTCAATTAAATTTAGCTCGATTGCATGGTATAGAGATTACCCATAAACCCCCATAATTTTTAGCATTAAGTAATTTCAACATTGAAATATTGTTTAAGTCTTATCACCCTTTTACCCGTATGTTTTGTTGGTAAATGGTCTTATAGTGTAATGATATAGTGATAATATGCAAAAATTCGACAAGAACCTTAACTTGATTGCAAAATCAATGGTTCAAAATCAAAAGGCAATTAATGAGATAAGAGCTGGGAATATTTTAAACGCTGAATCATTAATCATGCAATCACAAAGCATTTTAAAAATTGGAATGCTAGACATAGACGTAAATGCCAAAAAAGCAATATTAGATATTGTAATGGAAAAAAGACTATGACAAAATACCATGCAATAGTAAAAGAATTGGACACAATGGAAATAGTAGAGGATATACCATGCCAAAACGAGAGAGAAGCTCACGAATGTAAAAGAGGCATGATGATAAACGGAAATACTCGTGGATTTGTGTTCTTAGTTGAGGCTAGAAATTGACAAGTCAACAAGATGATATATCACGAGCTGAATTAAATTATGCAAAAGGCTTAATGAATAATCTAATGATTGAATTGGGAGAATTAAGAGAGACAAACACAAACTTACACCATGAGTTAATAGTTAATCAAAAACTCATAACACGAAAAACGAACGAATTGGAACATTTAGTGCATAATATCGGAGCTATACCTAATGAGTGACAAAGAAGCATATCAAGGTTCTGCCAATTATGATACTTGGAATGTATCTCTTTGGTTATGGAATGACGAACAACAATATAACCATTGTAGAGCATTAGTGAATATGCGTAAACCCGCACAAAAATTAAGGGAATACGTTAAAGATTTAATTCATGATGAATGTATTACGGATAAAATCAACATCAAAAACGTGCAATTCTTGGAAATTGTAAAAGACTTTAGACAACATAACAAAGAATGTAGGGAAATAAAGGCATGAATAAACCATGCAAAAAATGCGGCAAGATGTCAAGTGATAAACATTATACCTGTATTCATGATTGGTTAAGTGTTGAATTAGAGGGTAAATGGTCTAATGACTAACCTTTTTTTTAAATTAACTTCATTCATTTAGTCAAGCGTCATTATACTAGATTATTAAACTATATTTAAACCTATTAAAGTTAAGTGTCACTTAATCCCGTTATACCATTACTTAACTATATCATTAAACCATAATCTTATTAACATATTGAACCATTCTTAATACTTCATAACACCGTTATAATTGAGCTCTTTAATTTGATCCCAGTAGTCCGCGATTCACCCCTATATAACCCTTTCGGAACAGCGATACACTTATATACCAAGAGAATGGCCTGATTCTACCCTATATGAATGTTTCGATTCCGCAGCCACAGTATATAACCTTTTTGGTTTTCCGGTGGACTTATATAGCTGGCTATTCCTCTATAAGGTGACGCATAAATTTTTTGCGGCCTCGGGGGCATGATGAACTAGGATTCGCTAAAAATGGCCTATATGAATGTTTCTAAAAAAGAGCCTCCGCGATACCTTTATATACAAGTCTGCCCCCTACGTCTTCCATACTAAATTGTAAATCCTCAAATTACGCCTGGTTGAATCCGTAGATTCGTAGGTGTCATTATACATGACTGGAGTGGAAACGGTGGTGCGGCTACACGATATTCTGATTTCACATCGAACTGGGCCCTCGGAATACCAGAAATTGTAAATCCTCAAACTTTATTCTCTGCTGGGTTCTACACATAGTATTGTAGGCGTAAGATTTGTGTGGAACCGTATAGAGAAAAACTAAATATCGACTTTGTAAAACACTTAAATACAACTAGATGATAACCATAGTCATGAATAACGAGAGGTACCGTAAGGTAGATGGTAAAACCAAGAAACGGATTTTATACCTTTTAGAGAGGTCGTGTATGGAGTGCGGTGAACACAGAACAAAGGCACTCCGAATCATGCCCAAATGCTATATCAATGATGTCCAGTGTTTAAACTGTATAAAATTTAGGACCAGGAAGCAACTAAAGGGGATAAGAACACCTACATGTGCATCCAACTCAGTCATATACAGATCTCTAAAGTTAGCAAACAGGTCCAGAAAGTGTACTTATTGTGACGAGCACAGGTTACATTGCGTCAGGTTCGAGAAAGGCAGGTCCAATCTAAAGTGTTATAACTGTTACGAGGTAGAGAAAGTCCGCAAGTATGACGCCTGGGTAAATACAAACTATCCTTAAACATAGATACATTTATATACTTCACCTTCCATACTATTATATGACCAAAATATCAACATTCGAAACATCCAGCAATTCAATCAGTCTAGCAAAGATTGGTGTGAAACCATTTACAATAGTAAGTGTGGAAAATTCAGACTACGAAGAAGGTACAGGTGACAACAAGACTTCAACACCGGGAGTAAAAATCACAACCGCAGAAGAATTTGAAGGCGTTAACGTTCTACATACAACCAGAACGGCAATCGTATCAAAACTTACAGCAGCCGCAGTTCTAGAAGCCTTACAATCAGGCAGCATTGGCCCGGTAAAATGTGTCAAAGCAACCAGCGGAAACGGTAAAGATTACTTTAAACTCGTAGATGCGTAGAGGAGTACCACCCTACATCTTTTCTTTTTATTTAATTACTTCCTAAATATATCAGTCGACTTATAATAGCATGAGATGTCCTCTTTGCGATGTATCAGTTCTAAACAATTCCGATTACTCGGTACATATGAATAAATTTCATAGAGGAGAGTCATTCCAGGAGTTGTCATCTTATGACACGAAAGACTTAAATAGTAAAGGTTCCAATAGAAAGAATGACAAAACAAATGTACGTTCTAAAGTGGACCAATAGAAACGGTCTAGAGGTTAAACTTACTCATCAGTACGAATCAGACATATACAAGTTCGGAGAGGTGCTTATAAGTGAGGGAAAAGAGATATCAGTATGCCCAATGGAATGAACAGTTCTGACGTAGAGGACATTGTCGACGATCTCTATGAGCAGTCTATTATTAACAAGTGTGCCTCTGATCCAACACGCAAGTCAATCCACGTATCTGATCTTACCTCTGACTGTATGAGAAAGGCATGGTACCGTTTAAACGATCACGCCATGGATTTGCGAGACTTTAAGAAATCATTGCCGCTGGTTCACGGAACCGCCTTGCACGAGGTATGCAATTTGGGCGGACTGGAACACGAACTCTCAATGTTCTGCAACGTAAAGACCGGCAAAATCAAAACCGATAACGATTCACTGTTTGACTGTGTCAAGGGTTCAATGGATGACCTGGTCGAGATAGACGGGGAACTCTTCATATGTGACAAGAAAACCACAAAGAAATCCATACCTAGAGAGGCACCTGATACCTACAAGACACAGATGAACATCTATAAACTTCTTTACTACATCACTACGGGTGTAGAGATAGAGCGTGCATGTATTGTATATATTGATAAGTCAAGTGCTTGGGAGCGTCATAAGACACGCTGTTTTGATTTGTTACCCCTTGATGAGATACGCAAGTTCGTTGTGGACAAGTTGGTTCAATTAGATACAAAAGTTGCACCTGCTAAGGTGCCTACCTACCTGTGTCCTTGGTGTTCATACGTTACCGAATGTAATCCTCAGGGATATGGTAGATTTTGAAAGTACTTCATATCGGTGATCATGCCGGTTCTGCCGCCATCACTGCCAACATGTGTACAAAGTTGGGACATCCTTCCGTAGTTACCGTTGTAAAAGACACAAGGGACGAATGGGACCACGGAGATTATTATCAAAACGTCGCTCAATGCAATACGGAGGACACCTTGGTAAAGGTGGTCGAGAACTTGGATGGCGATTACGATCACATAGTGTATCACGATTACTTTAAGCTGGCAGTTGAACTGGATTACCTGAACATCCCGTCCAGTTACATGTTTCACGGTTCCCAGTTAAGAAGAAATCCGACTATCTTTAGAAAGGTAAACGAGTTGGAGAACATACTCAATACCTTCGTAACCACTGAGGATCTGCTAAAGTATGCGCTTACTGCCACGCTGTTTGTCAGGCCTGTGGATATTGACCTGTTTCATCCGATGGATGTGGAACGCGAGGATGTGGGTCTGTGCATAACTCATGAGAGATTCATTGATGACTGTAGATCAATAATAAACTATGAGGATGACGACGTTACGGTAGTTGACAGGGATGCTAACAATACTCGTTACCAGAATATGCCGGAACTGTTAAACGCTGTAAGGTCATATTATGACATAAAGTTTCAGTCAACTCACCCGACTTACATGGTACCGGAGATGTCCACTACGGGTTTGCAGGCATTGGCATGTGGAACTCCTGTCTGGTCAAACCAGCAGTGGTTTAACTCTTTCCCGATGCAGCACAGTGATGAAATAGTATGTGCAAACTTCTTGAATATGCTGATGGGTGATGTATAGAAATGGGCAAACAGGGAAACAAATCCAGGCCGACCAAGGACCTGTCACAGATGAAAAACATACTAAGAACGATGTGGCTGTATCAGGGATTCTCCATCAGGAAGATGTCACAGGCATTCAACGCCAATCCGGAATATGTTGCCAAGTTTGGTACCGTATCTGTAAGTTCATGCACTGTCTACATCAAGGAGTTCAGAAGAGACGCTGAAGAATGGTATGACGAGGATGCAGTTGAGAAATATGCAGCGGAATTTGTACGTAAACAACACACAATGGATGAGCAGATAGACCGCTTGGATGAGGTCCAGAAACTCATAGACGTATTGGAGCCTAAAGAGAGAGAGTTGTTCCTCAAGTTTGAAATGGCAAAGCACGTAATTCACCAAGACCAGATCAAGATGATGTCTGAGATAGAACTAGTTTTACACATCAAGAAAATCAACAAGGAACGCAGGGTTAGAAACGAGACATTGACAATGCTGCCTAGTGAGGATGGTCAGAGAGATGAAGAGGTGGCAAAGAAGAGGGGGTACTTAAATAGTACTAATGTTGAGGAAGATATATGAGTATTATAACCAACTTCATAAATGGTCTGCGCAAGTCATTTGATGGCAAAGATCATCTTAGAGAAATCAATCAGTGTGAAAAATGCGACAGACCTGCATTTACTAACGTATGTGGCTACTGTCGTACGGAATCACATTATAAAATATCAGAGGAACAGGAGAGGAGAAATCAGAGAATTGACTGACAAGGATTCACATCAGTGTATCGCTTGGACCAGTGACAACAATGGTGCATATTTATGCAAGGTGTGTAACAGGGAGTATGAAGAATAATGGGAATTGAGAGAGGAATAGAATGCACCGTATGTGGCAAGATGATTCCAGGCACTGTAAAAAGTATGAAGTATCATGTTAGAAGCAGACATTCAGGTAAGCAGGCTGACTGACATGCATAATTATAAATGTTCTGATTGTGATTGTTGGTTATTAAAACTTCGAGGTAAATGGGTATGTATGAAATGTACCGTAGATAAACTAGAGGACGAATAATGCCTAAAGGTTTTGTCTCGGAAGAGACTAAGCGTTTCATAAATACGGAAGGCAAGGTAGTCGAAAAGAAATCATACCCGGAGAAATTCTGGTGTTATAATCCGATGGCTGAGACACAGACATGCTGTTTCTGGCACTACATATTCTATCCAAATGGAGGTCCGGAACGTGACGGCATATTTCATCCTTGTTATCTGTACGAACAGGAAATATTGGAACACCTGGACAAAGGCAGACTGGACTCTGCTTCAAAGATGGTTGCTGTCTACAAGGCAACGGGTCTGGGTTTGACAGAACTCATACTGATGTGGATTCTTCACAGAGCATGTACCGATCCGTTCTTTCAGGCAAACGAGGATGTCGTCATATTCACCGGTCCAAACATCGAGCTGGCAAAGAAACTCATCGAGAGAATCAAGCAATTCGCAAACGAAAGAGTAGACTATGAGGATCACGGCATGTACAAGATACAGATAGGAAAGTGTAACATACAGGTATATCCTTCAAACAACATCGATGCCGTCAGAGGTATTCCAAGGGTGTCATGCGTATTCGGAGACGAGGCAGCGTTCTTTACAGGTCTTAAAGATGACAAGCCAATCAGAACGGTAGGTGAGAGATACAGGGGTAAATCAGACAGTTATGTTATATGGGTTTCAACGGCAGGTGACTTTGCACAGGGTTTCTTTTACGAGATATTACAGGAACCGGATGCGGTATGTCAATACAAACGATTTGAGATGTATGAGGACAGGGGACTGGAAAAAGATATGATCACGGGTACGTCCATCTTCTCGGATGATTACATTGAGGAAGCACGCAAACTACCGTCATTTCAACAGGAGTTTCAGGGAATCTGGGGAGCCAACGTGGGTGACATATACTCTACAGAGGCACTGGATGCCGTGACAGATATGGATTACGAGATAGAGTACGAACTAGGTGACAAGAACCGTCTAGGATTCTGTGATCCAGGATTCGGTACGTCACAGTTTGGCATATGTATAACAGAGATGAGAGATAACATACCTTACGTTATTTATTCAAAGTCATACGCCAGACAGTCTGCTACGTCAATGATCACCGAGTTAGGTAGGTTATCTGACCTGTTTACAGTAAGGAAGTGGGGATGTGACAAGGCAAACCCTGAGATCATAAAGGATATGCGTGAGACTCTGCATCTAAACGTTACAGGTATATCAAACAAGGAGTCAGGTCGTAAGATGACCGTACAGGCATCTGTCAAGGTAGCAAAACTCAAAGTCAGAATTCATCCTAAATTTTTAAACTTAAAAAAACAACTAATGACAATAGTGTTCGGAAAGAACGGTCAACCTGCTAAATCAAGAGATAATCCGTTTGATGAGGGTGATGCATTCCAGGGCAACCTGTACCTACGGTTTAGTGGCTCTGGACATTTATCGATTCAGTATGACACAGAATAGAAATATAGCAACCTACGTTAACTCTCATCAATTCGATTCCATTCTTAACTAAATGAGACACCTGGTCGTTTGCCATCAACTCATAGGTTAATGCCTGATTGTCCAAGTGCATTGGCACTCTGCACACTTCGTAGATTCCATATTTTTCGTAATGATCCAAAGTAAGAGAAGGAGATACGTATTTAAATTGGAATTTCTTAGATTTAGGATTCCATTCCATATCCATCCCGCTTTGAGGAGTATGATATGCTAGCATGTTTTTTTTAAACACACAGTAGTATATTAACACCTACTTCTTGAAACGAGTATCAACGCCTATGTTAGATTCCCGGGCATCGGCTAACATGGCGGCACACGAAAGTACATGATCTAAATGATTCAGTCCGGATTCCTCATCACACTCCTCTCCACCTATCCATGCATATAGATGTCTCATTAGAGCGTCATAGTATCTATTCCAGTCCAAACCCTTACCCTGTTTGTAGTTAAAGGAATCATACTTCAAGGCGCCATAAGTCATGGCTCTAGCCATTGCGAATATCGCATTAGGCGGACACAAGCCCATCTTAGGTTTACCATCGTCGTATTTGATTGATTCCATACTTCCTTTATTGTACAGTAGTATTTAAGTGTATATGCTTATATTGAAACTTGGAACAGAAGAATGGATTTCAGAGGACTATACGTCTACTACAGGTAGTGGAATATCATTTACCATATACACTGAACCTAAAATGGTCAATGTGCAGAATCTGACTGGATATACGTTAAAAATAAGATTTAGAGATCAGGATAATATGTTATATGACGAATTTGACTGTGACATAGTATCAGCAGCAGCCGGTACGGGTGAATTTCTGCCACAAATAGGAGAACTTGATACAAACTACATAGGAGAGATAGAAATAGAATTAACTGGAACAAATGAGGTATTATCAGCTAGAGGAGTCAACGGATCCGGTAAATTACGTATAAGATAATATAATACTTCTTGTAAATCAATAAATCATAATAAGTAGCATATTGTTTGATAAAATCGAGTTTAATCCCATTAAATCAGAAGGTAACGCCTTTGTAGTAGAAGAAGGTATAAAAAGTGAAGTTAATTTCAATCAATGGGCCGAAGGAAGCAAGCCTGAAGTATCATTTGCCAAGATTTTCTACCTAAATGATCACGATTCTCGTCTTTATCTAGCATCAGACACGTATACTCAACTCATTTTGGGTAGTGGAATGGTAATTTCAGGTAAAAATCAGAAAGCAGTAGCAGCCTTGGAAAAGTGGATTGCAGACAATTATATTGAAGAAAAGGTCGAAGATGGGTGTCATTCTTATGTTATAGTAGGAAATGTATGTTATGAATTAATTCGTAAAGGTAAAAAGGTAGTTGACATAGATGAGATAGACATAACAACAATGATAGGAGCACAAAGAGATAAATCAGGTCAAGTTATATCATATACACAACATGTTAACGATAAAGATATAGTTATAGATTCTAAAGATGTAGCACACTTACGTTTAACTAGTAGAAGACAAGAGATGTGGGGTAGAGCCTTAGCACAATCTATAGTAACCCCTAAACAGGTCAACGGTAAACAAATTGAGTCATCTGTTGAGGAAATGTGGTCCATAGAAGATAGCATGGTCAAGATATTCAAGTCTTACGCTTCTCCTATGATGATGATTCAGTTCGAAGACGTAGGTGAGGATTTCATTGAGGATAAACAACAAGAGTTCAAGAAGATGGGTGCTGGTGCTAAAATCATTACAGATAAAGCCTTTAAAGCAGAGGTATTCGAAGTTAATCCCGCTTCAAAGTTCGATAAATACATAGAGCACATGGAAAAGGATGTCATAGAAGCAGGTACTCAATTCGCATCCCAGATATTAACTGCTGGATTCACCGCAAGAGCATCTTCCGAGTCCGCTAGTGATATTATTAAATTAAAGATTAAAAGAATTCAACGTAGATTCGGATTAGGTCTAAAGAAGCAGGTATTCGATCTAGTTCTAGAAGGCATGGGTTTCAATCCTAAAATTGTAGATATTAAAGTAGATTTCCAGTTTGATTCAGAATCCGTTCTCTCAATTCAAGATGTCACCGCATTATTTGAGAAAGGAACTATCAAGAGATCAGAAGTAAGATCATACTTGGCAGAGAACACGGATGTCAAGATTAACATGGCTGATATGGAAGATACACTCCCTATCACATCAGTAACTCCTACGGATAAGATGGGTGGACAGAATAAAGAGCCTGAACAGCCAAAACCAACTGAATCCATATTAAAAAATACTTCTTACAATGAAGAAAATAACAAGGTATTACAGGAGATATTAAATGATGTTAAAATGACTAAAAAAGAAATGAGATTAAAGTTACAAGAACAATTAGATGTAAAAGAACAACGTGAGTTCACAAGGGTTAATGAAGAATCCGAATTGAGAATAAAGAAAATGAATATACTAGATAAATTAAGTGATTCTATGGGAGAAGGAAGTTGATTAGATTCTATAAAGAAGGTGAAGAGGTAGATTTACTTGATCTAGGTATTACAGAACTCGGTTCAACTAATAGAATTGAATTAGTAATGAAAAATGACTTTGCAGATAAAGTAGAATTATTAGACGCTATTGTAGAAGACAAAGGATTAAAAATAATAGAGTTCACTAGTAAACTAGGAATAAAAGAAGAAGGTAAAATAATATTAGAATTCTCCCCAAGTAAAGACCGTACTGAATCTCTTAAAGACTCTAAGATCAAATTCAGGGTGATTATTGGTTAATGGCAATCACACACAGTACAGTAGCAACATCTGATGACGAAGACGGTGCAGAAGTTAACAAAACAGAATGGAATGACGATCACGTCATAGATGATGGCACTCTAAGTATAGCAAAGACCACAGGATTACAAGCCGCTATAGATGGTAAACAAGCAACCATAACAGATGGCGACCTAACTATCGCAAGAACTACAGGATTACAAGCCGCTATAGATGCCAAGGCAACTGTAACTGCATTAAACACTAGACCAGAAGCATTGATAGTTGCAGCCAGTGATAATGAAACAGATTTAGCAACAGGAACCGTATTCACATTTTACATGCCTTATGCCATGACACTTACTGATATTAAAGCATCTGTATTAACTGCTCCAACAGGTGCAGGTATAATAGTGGATGTACATGACGCAGGTACAACAATCATGGGAACTGATAAACTGGATATTGATGTGTCAGAATTTCACACTAGCACAGCCGCCACTCAACCTGCATTAACAGATACCGCACTTGCAAATAACGCAAAGATTGAGATTATAATTGACCAAGTAGGTTCTACTATAGCAGGAGCAGGTTTGGTTATTTATATGATAGGTTATCAAGCCTAATGGCAGTATTTAATTCGACTCTATTTAACAAAGCAATATTCAATACTAAATTCATAGCATCTGGTGGAGTATCTAAAAGAAAATTCAGAAAACAACCTAAAGAATTACTTTGGTCACACGCAATATTAAAAGTAGAATCAAGAATAGATATACCTGTATCAATAAAAACTGAGGGTAAGATACTAACTGGCTTTAACTCAAAAGTGGGTTCTAAAATATCATACACTGATAATGTAATTACATCTTCTAAGATATTGAGGGAGATATACAAACCTGTAAACTCAGTGGTATATACAGATATGGAAGTAGATGTAAATAGTACATTGGATAACATGGAGTTAAAATTAAACAAAATATATAAATATAACACCATAAAGAGTGTCTTATCACTACTAGACATCTAAATACTTCTTGTAATGGTATAGAACACAATTAAATCATGTTAAAAGTAAATGGCACACTTGCAATGCCTCGTAAATCACTTAACGGTAATTTCTATTTCGCTTCTGAACTAGCCAAAGGACATAACAAGGTAGTTTCATTACGTTTAAACCATGACAAGACTGAAATGGGAGTCATAGGCGAATCATTATTAATATGGGATGCAGAAAAAGAACATCTCAACTACGAAGCCACTATTACAAGTGCAATGGTAGAAACTCAGGTATCCGAACTAATATCATCAGGTGAGGAAGTTAAAGTATCTCTTGGATTATCCGCAAACGAAGAGGCTACTCTGTGCCACCCAGATGGAGGCGATTGTATGTCTACTCCGATTGATGTATCATTCAATGAGATGTCTATTCTATTAGGTGAGTCTCCAGGAATTCCCGAAGTCTCATTATCATTATCAGAATCAAAATGTGGTAAACATTCAGTTGAATTATTCTCCACTAAATGTAATATCGTGTCAACAGAGGGTGTAATTACTTCTATTAATACAGAAACCTTAGATAATAAAGTAATGACTAGTGAAAAAAATGAACAAGAACTAAATGCAGAATTTGATGCAAAAGTAGATGCAGCCGTTTCAGCCCGACTCGATGCACACCTTAAAAAAGCAGAAGTAGATGCCGCTGAGAAATCAGTAGCAGCTAAAGAAGCCGAAGACTGTGCAGCAGACGATCTAAAATGTAAAGCAGATCAAAAAGCAAAAGATGAAGCAGCAGAACTTGAATCAAAAACATCACTTGAAAACTCTATCAAAGATATGGTAGAGAAAAGAGTAGCCGAGGAAACCGCTAAAATCCAAACGGAATTAGTCAAAACCGAAGCAAAGAAATCCGAAGTCAGCGAAAGTGTATCTCCTAAACAATGGGAAGAAGCACAAGTAGATGAACAAGTCACATTATTAGAAAAAGTCCTCTCCGGAGAACAAGTATCTATTAAAATCGACAAAGAGGAATTCTTAGAAAAACACAGTGTATTCAAACCAAGTCAATTCTCAGAGGCCGTATCAACATCTGGTACAATTCCTGGAGTTGATGTAGGACAACAAATCGTTATCCTACCAGGTGGTATATTAGTAAAAACTATTAGACCGTGGGTACAAGTAAAAGTCATTCCGCAAGGATATGATACTGTAAGATTCTATACTCTCGACATCCCCGCATTCGGAACTATCACAGAGCATGTCTCAACAGATATCACTCCAGCAACCTCCACTTTGACCGCAACCGAAGTCTCCGCTAACACAGTTAGAGGCTTTAGACAAAACGTGCTCAAAGCAGAAGTTGAGAAATATCCAAAAGACTTACTCGAGAAGATCCGTGAAACAGCTAGAACACGAGCCTTTGAAGATGAAGTAACTATTGTTTTATCAACAATCGCAGCCAGTACCTCAGTAGACTTTGGTGCAAACCATTTAGGTGCTACTACAGGTGCAGCAGTCGCAGACAACGCAGCAGAAGACGCCCTAGGTGTCATGAAAGCAGCCGGAATTGAAGCAGCAAAAGTAAGACTCCAATCCCAAGGTCACGACCCAGAAAACGGTTCAGCAGTTATTGCAATGACACCAAAAGCACAAAAAGAACTCATACAAGATACAGTTATAGTTAACTTTATCCAAAACAGTTCACCTGAAATTAGTAGACAAGGTAGAATCAATCTGTACTTCGGTATTGAGATATTCGTCACC